GCGCTATATGGATCAGCTGGCCATAAAACATCCTTTCTAACAGCTTGACCTGATAACTATTAGAGTGTATTATAAACACTCAGCTGAGGTTATCATGGACGAAAAAATTGAAAAAGCATTTGGTGTAGCAAATTATATGGCTACCCTTTCAAATCAACGTAGAATTATTTTGGAAGAGTATACTCAAAAATTAGTATATTATACCAACGGCGCGACATTTAAAGTTGATTATAATTTAATTAATTTTGCCAAAAATTTAATAGATCTAGGGCATACTGAAGACATTGCTTTTGTCGACGCTAACAACCAGCCTGTTATTATTTCTAATGTACAAGACTTTTTAGATAATATTGTATCAGTTTATTTTGAAGCAGTGAACGCATATCATACTAAGTTTGCAGAAATAAAACGTAAAAGAAATGTAAAAGATTTAGTTGATCTATGACAACAGGATGTGTAATATTTGCTCAAAACACTGTTGGAGTAGACTATATTAAACTAGCTCTGTTTGCCGCCAAACGAGCGAAAGAATTTTTAAAAATTCCAGTTACTCTTGCTACAGATAGTTTAGATTATCTAGACTTTTATCCCGAACATACAGATGTATTTGATAAAATAATTCCTATATACGGAAATACAAATCAACAAAAAAAGTTCTATGATGGCACCCTAGCCTTTAAAACTGCCGAATGGAAAAACCTTACTAGGAACCAAGTATATGATATTACTCCTTATGATCGTACACTTGTCATTGACAGCGATTTTATTATTAATTCTAACACGCTTGTAAAAGCATTAGAAAACGATTACGAATTTCAAATTTATAAAAAGAACTTTGATCTTTCTGGTTGGCGCCCAGAAGCATTTGCTAGAATAAATCAGCACAGTATTCCTTTCTATTGGGGTACAGTTTTCATCTTTGAAAAAACTAACAGCACTAAAGCGTTCTTTGATCTTATAGAATATATTAAAACCAACTGGGAATATTTTAGAGTTGTTTATAAAATTGATAGTCCTTTATTTAGAAATGACTATGCGTTTAGCATTGCTATACATATTATGAACGGACAAACAGAAGGTGATTTTGGCTGGGAATTGCCTGGCCGCATGAATTTTGTTTTAGATAGAGATATACTAGTTAGTATGCAAGATACCAGTATGCAGTTTCTAGTAGAAAAACAATACTATCCTGGAGAATATACCTTAATAAAAACTGAAGGTATAGATGTACACGTAATGAACAAACAAAGTCTTACTCGTTTTATAGATGGAGGCTACGGTGTCTAAAGGATTTTTAATTTTTGCTGAAAATAAAGATAATATTAATTATGTAAAACAGGCCTACGCACTGGCTCTAAGTATACAGGCCACGCAAAAAGATGTTAAATCTATTTCTATAGTTACTAACGATTCAGTTGAATACACAGATGTCTTTGATCAAATAATTCCAATTCCTTGGTATGATAAATCTGGCGGTGAACTATCAGCAGAACATCGTTGGAAATTATATCACGTTACACCTTATGATGAAACAATAGTACTAGACGCAGATATGTTAATGATTCAGGATATACACGACTATTGGTGGTATGCTCAAGATCACGATTTATTATTCTGTAATAAAACACTTAATTATAAAGGCGATATAATTAATAGCAGTATGTATAGAAAAACATTTACTGAAAATCAATTACCTGATACTCATTTTGCACTTCATTATTTTAGAAAAAGTGAAACGGCAGAATACTTTTATAAAACTTTAGAATTTGTAGTTAATAACTGGCAATGGTGTTACGGTAAATTTGCCCCCGAACAATATCAAGACTGGCTTAGTATGGATTTGGCCGCCGCCATTGCACTAGAAATGACCGGGCTAAATTATTGTGCAGATGAATGCAGTCCGTTTAGATTTGTACATATGAAACCGGGTGTGCAAGACTGGAATCCAGTGCCATTAAAATGGACGCATACTATACCTCACATTTATACTTCAGACGGAGAATTAATTGTAGGTAATATTAAACAACACAATCTGTTTCATTATGTAGAAAAAGATTTCGTAGATGACGGCAATATAATATCAAAACTAAAAGGATTAATCGATGGAAGATGAATACCTAACAGATAAACAAATTTTTGATATTTGGAATCACAAGCATATTGACGAGTATCGGGTTTATTTTACAAAAGATACCGGAGACATTTATGCTATTTCCAATGAAATATTACCGGTAGATTGTGCTAGTGTAGAAGTTGAATTTTTAGCCATAGAGCGATTTGTCACCGGCAAAGACCATATCACATTTTTTAGAATTGAAATAGACGACGAAGGTGCAGTAAAATTTATACACAAAAAAGAAAGCCCAGTTCTTTTTAAAAGTAATATTATTGAATATATACGTGTTGTCGAAAACAATAATGCTACTTTAAAAGTTGAATGGACTAAAAGTGCCTGGATATTTTCTGTAGCTGACAAGTTTTTAGACAATGCTCGTAGTAAGAGTCTTAACAGCAAAATTAATTTTTTTGTAACATTGGAAAACAATATTAATTATCTAATTAGGCAGTTAGATGTGCAAATTGGAGATCTAGTAAAAGGCCCAGTTACTATTCCGTTTGAAACTGCGGAAGAATCAAACATTAAAAAAATATCAATGTTTACATTGCCATTTTTTGAAACATACGGAATGACTATAAATGAAAATTAAAATTATAGAACAAGACATTATTTTTCTCAGCTATGATGAACCTAACGCTGAAAAAAACTATGCAGATTTATTAAGCAAAGCTCCTTGGGCAAAACGTGTACATGGAGTTAAAGGCAGCGATGCCGCACATAAAGCCTGTGCCGCACTAAGTGAAACAGAATACTTTGTTACAGTAGATGCAGATAATATTGTAGATCCTAAATTTTTAGAAGTTGAAATAGATTTAGAAGAACTTGGACTAACACCTGACCATGTTTTTAGTTGGTGTGGTCGAGTGCATGTTAACAATTTAGAATACGGTAATGGCGGTTTAAAAATGTGGACACGTAAATTTGTTAATGAAATGCGTACACATGAAAATTCAGATCCAAGTGATACTAAAGGTTTAGTTGAGTTTTGCTTTGATGACAAGTACTATCAATTTAATGAAAACTACAGTGAAAGTTTTACCAACGAAAATCCATTCCAAGCATGGAGAGCAGGATTTCGAGAAGGCGTCAAGATGTCACTTGACCAAGGTGCAAAAGTTTCTAATTTAAAAAATATCTGGTGGCAAAATTATCATAGATTATTAATTTGGTCCAGCGTTGGTGCAGACGTCAAACACGGCATTTGGAGTATATTAGGTGCAAGAGAAGGTTGCTGGAAAACTAATTGTACAGATTGGGATTACAGTAATGTTAGAGATTTTGAATATCTTACAAATTTATGGGAAACTACTCATGCACTTGCAGAGCCTGAAGAAATAACAAAATACATAAATTTCTTAGGACAAGAACTTAAAGAAAAATGCAAATTAGAAATCGCCAATTTAGATCCAGCCGGTAGTAAATTCTTTAAGACTGTTTATACAAATACACCGCGTATTGTTAGGAAAAGATAATGTACGATATAATTTTTATCAGTTATAATGAAACTAATGCAGAAGAAAATTTTGCTCGTTTACAAAAACGTTTTAGTGCCCCTACGCTTAAACGTGTAGATGGTGTTGAAGGCATACACAATGCTCATATTGCCGCCGCTAGAAAAGCAATGACTAAGATGTTTTGGGTAGTCGACGGTGACGCACAAATCTTAGATTCTTTTAACTTTGACTATCAAGTGCCTAACAGCGATCTAGAAATGGTTCATGTTTGGCGCAGTATTAATCCAATTAACGATTTAGAATATGGATACGGCGGCGTCAAATTATTGCCTAAAAAATTAACTATGAATATGAATACTGGTAATATTGATATGACAACAAGTATTAGTACTCTTTTTAAACCAATGCCTGAAGTTAGTAATGTTACAGCATTTAACACTGATCCATTTAGTGCTTGGCGCAGTGGTTTTAGAGAATGTGCAAAACTTGCCAGCAATATTATTGACAGACAAGATGATGTTGAAACACTTCAAAGATTAGTTACTTGGTGCAGTACAGGCGATGATAGATCTTATGGAATATTTTCCATAGCTGGTGCGCTAGCAGGAAAAGTTTACGGAGAAAAAAATGCCTCTAATAAAGAGGCATTGTGTAAGATTAACGATTTTGCTTGGTTAGAAGAACAATTTAATTTACAACAAGCTGTTCAGCAAGCGGAAAAATCTTAGCAATAACTTGAGCACAAGCAACAGCTACATCCCGATGTTCCTTTTGTGTTCCGTTAGCACTACGTAGTTCAATAAAGTGTACCCAACTACGTAAGGTACCATTCATATAAATTCTACTTTCAATTAGTCCTTCTGGTAATACAGCACGAGCTTGTTCTTTGGCAATGCCTTTAGCAATAGCTTCTTCGTAGATTAACCGACTATGTTCAATAATGAACTTTTGCTTGGCATCCCACCATGCTTGTAACTCTGCATCGCCTGTACTGATACTGTTCTGTCTATTTTTTGCATCTTGGAGTCGTGCTTCTCGCAATACAAACGACAAGCCTTTAGTAGGGTCAGCATATCGCTGACTGAACTCTTGGAAACTGAAACTTCTGTGTCTAAGTATCTGTCTTGCAATATCTCTTGTTGTTGTAATTTCGATACAGGCACTGACCATTTCGAGTGGACTCCAGTGCTTGTGTCGTACAAGGTATTGTATAAGTTTTTCGGATGTTTCTGTGTTAAGTTGATTGCTTGGATTGGACACACGGGCGCAATACGCAATGAGTTCTTGCGCATCCGTGATGCCCAAATCTGCAAATTCCTGTGTAGGTTGGGAGTAACTGAGTAATTGAACATGCATTATTTATAGCTTCTTTTTCTTTAAAAATTGACTACTAGCTTTTTCTATGTCTTTTTTGACACGAATGGTATCGAGTTTAAAATCCACATTATCGATAGAGTCTTCGTAATTTTTGACAAGCTCACTTAATTGCTTTTCAAAGACTACCCATCCTTCCCTGCGGGCCTCGGCTGTGATTTTAACTTCCCATTTCTTGCCGTCCTTGAAATTGATCATAACTGCATTCAAGTATTTGATCGGCAGTACATTTAACTGTATTTCCGCAAATACTTCAGGCCAACAATCGATTACATCTTTGGGAAGAGTTTTCCCATGCGATGTCACTTTGCTTTTTTAGTCGGTGCTAGTTCTTCAGCTTTACGACGCATTTCTGCGGCTTCTTTGCTTAATTTATCTGCTTGACTACGATAAAACTTGGCTTCGGCTTCTGGACTATCAAATGTAGTAGGTTGAGTAGCAGTCTGTGCTGTTGGCACGTTCTGTACAGTAGCAACTTCTTCTACTTTTGTTTTAGGATCTGTTTTAGGTGCTTCGGTGATTCCTGATTTCAATGACAATGCATCAACAGTTGTACCTAATTGTTCAGCAATAATTTGATTTAATTCTGACAATTGAATATTAACGCTATTGTTAGGAGTCATTTCAATTTGATCTGTTGAAACTTTTACCAAACGATTCTGCGTATGTAATGCTGATAGCATAGTGCTTCCATCTGGGAATTGGCTACGTGCCAATACTTCTCCAAATTCATTAGCACTTTGACCGCTTGGACTTTCTACCAAGTTAATCAATGCGTCATGATATGAATCAGGAAGATTTTCAGTAGGTGCAATTAAACAATTAAATGCATCGCCTGGCAAAGTACGGAATACAACTACACACTTCTTATTGGTAGCTTTAACTCTACCTACGTGTTTTAATTCGGCCATAATTAGGCTCCTTTTGTTTGTGCTTGAGCTTGTTGTTTAGCTACAGCATCTAAAAATGTACTAAGTTTGTTGTAAACAGTACCTACCATCATCATTTCAGCTGGCTTAAATGCACCACGTGTGCTAGCTACATCGATGATAGATTTCATTGCGCTCAAGTCCTGGATGCTTAAATCTGCACCTTGTTCTTGTTGCGGTTGCTCTGTAGTTTGAGCTTGTTGTTCTGGTTGTGTGTTTTCTACGGTATCGGTCATGATATCTCCTTATGTTAATCTACACATATAATTTATCTCAATAAATTCATAGGACAGGCAATCTTGAAGAAACTGAGTTCTTTCTCTTGCTCAAATCCAATTTTTGTAATGTATATAATAGAATTGTTATGATCTAATGCTAGATCCTGGCCAATGTAATATCGGCCATTTAAATTGTCTTTAATCCAACGATCTACGTTCTTGGCAATAACGGGTTTAAAATCGTCTAGTACCGTATACTTAAAGTGTGGAGCGGCAAACTCAACCCTACGTAAGCCAAAATAATTTAGAGGATTGGGTTTGCCATTTTTTAATGCCATTACGCCGCCTCTTTAGCAAATTCGTAATAAGCATATTCTCCAAACGGTGGAACAATTTTATCAGTGCCGTGGATGATGAATACTGTATCGCAGTAATCCGGATCACCCCAACTGCCCCAAGGATAACCATCAGTAAACATAATAAACTTTTTAGGGTTAATGTCATGTTCTTTCATGTATTCCCAGTTGGCATCAAACTCAGTTCCGCCACCACCCATAACTTCGTAGTCATCAAACTCGTCCATAGTGTAACCACTGAAGTCTTGTTCGTTATATACTTTTGTATCAAAGCACCATAGCTTAATATTAAAGTCTTTGTACTCTTGCATAATGCCTTTAATTTCACTTAAGAAATCTTTAGCTTGGTCATCTCCAATTGAACCGGACATATCGATAGCTACGCAGATATCAATTGTTTCCTCAAAATTCATACCTGGAAGTATTGCACCCATGTGCCAACCTTTACGATTAGGACGTTGGAAAGTAAAATCGTTACGGATGACGCTTTGAATTTGTTGACGTAGAATTTCACGCCAATTCATTTTAGGTTCTGTAAACTCTTTAATCATGCGTTGTACGCCAGCTGGAGTATTACCTGCACCTGCGGCTTGTGCCGCTTGAATTGTAGCTTCACGAATTTCGTCACGAATTTTCTTCAATTCGTCTTTACTGTAACTTGGGCGGCCGTCTTTTCCGTCTTTACCCCAGTCGATGTGATCATCTAATAGTTGACCCAACTGGTTAAGTTGTTCCTCATCCATTTCGTCAAAGATGCGATCATAAACTTCTTCAGCACCCATGCCATAGTATTTTTGATCATGGAAGATTTTAATGCCTTCAATGGTATGATCACCGATTTTATCACGTACAATTTGTCCGTTTACGCAATAGTCTGCGGCAATGTTAAAAATAGCAGGATTACGTCCTTCTCGGCGACTCATATGATCGAACACGTTATGCAAAATTTCGTGTGCAATAACAAACTCAATTTGTTTGATACTTAGTGGCTCGAAGAATTTACGATTAAAATAGATGGCACGACCGTCTGTAGCCGCTGTATTACACCATTCCTCTGCTTCTTTAATTTGTAAGCGAGTGGCTAGATTACCAAAAAATGGATGACGTAGCAATAACCCTACACGGGCTACAATAATTTTATCGATAATTGGATCTGCGTGTGACATGTATGTTCCTTTATGCTATGTATATATTATAACAGGACCCGAAGGTCCTGTCAACTAACCCTAAACCGATTTATTTCTCAGTTGCGGCGCTAATATACTTACCAAATTTAGCATGGAAGTCATCAAAGCATTTGATTTCATCTGGGTCTAGCGGTAGTTTGTAGCTAGATAATGCTAGTTTAGTACCCATAATAACCAATTCTGTTTCAAAATTATTCATCATAAATTCGAAGAAGTTATTAACTTGATCATTCCAGTTTTTAGCTTTCTTTTCACAAGCATCTTTTAACTCATAGCACAAAGATACTGTCAAAGAATACATAGCTGAAATTTCTTTTGAATCCATCTTTTTAACCTTACCGCTCAAAATATCGCTTGGGTTAGGCATCTTGCTTGCAACTTTACGGTGAGCCATAAATTTAATAGCAAGACCTTCTCCAATTGAACCACATGCCAAATCGGTAAGTGTATTCACGTCAGTGTCATCATCTGTAAGCAATTCGCTTACAAAACTCCAAGAGCGAGGTGTGGCAAAAGCACGTGAGCTAGACTTTGGATCGAAATCGTAAAGTTCTTTTTTGGCAAAAGTAAGGAAACCAACAACATCCTTATGGATCTTGTTTTCAGTAGCCCAGTCAAACCAGTCATCCCAATCTACCGTCATTTCCAAGTGTACAAAACGATTGGCCAACGGAGCAGGCATACGATATGTAACACCCTTGTCGCTTTCGCGATTACCAGCCGCAACTAGTACAACATTATCTGGCAAATGATATGTGCCTACACGACGATTCAAAACCAATTGATAAGCGGCCGCTTGTACGCTAGGTGCCGCACTGTTCATTTCGTCTAAGAACAAAATGATAGTTTTATGTTGACTAGCCATTTCAGCATCTGGCAATTCGCTTGGAGGAGCCCAAACCATTTTGCTAGTATTGCTGTCAAAATATGGAATACCTTTAATGTCTGTGGGTTCCCACAAACTCAAGCGAACGTCAATGACATGAGCATCGAGCTCAGAGCCCAACTGCTTGATAATGTCTGACTTACCAATACCTGGAGGACCCCAGATAAAAATTGGACGCTTGCTATCGAATGCTTTACGCAGGGATTTTTTAGCACTTTTAGGGCCTACCGTGCGACTGTTAATTTCTGCCATTTCCGTTCCTTAGTTGAAAAAATTAGTGTCAGTGTTGCTACTGTTTTAATAGTATAACACCTAACAACTGACTAGTCAACTGGATTCTTCAGGTTCTTGGCGATTTTTCATGGCTTTAATTAAGCCAAATTTTCTGATGTCGTCCGAAAACAAATAAAGCTCAAAACTCTTTTTTTCGGAAAATACTGTAATACTTTGGTTAGTGAGATAATATGGACAATCAATATA